GATATGGTTACGGATAGCATGAGCGCACTAGGGGACGCAGCCGGGACTACGGAAGGCTTCGTTGACAAAATGGCGAAGACTTCGCAGAAAAGTAATACAAACGTACAGCAGTTAGGCGAAGCGATTCTAACAGTAGGCGGAACTGCTAAGAACCTGGCGGGCGGCGTGGTCGAAATGAATACCGTTTTAGGTATTTTCGCGGATAACGGCGTAAAGGGAGCAGAAGGCGGAACAGCGTTACGAAATGTAATTCTAAGCCTTACAGCGCCTACAGATAAAGCTAAAAAGCAAATGGAAGCGCTGGGCTTACAGGTATTCGACGCAAACGGGAATATGCGCCCGTTAAATGAAACCTTTAACGACCTTAACGGAATCCTGGGAACAATGACCCAGGGAGAACAGACAGAAGTACTTAATAGTATCTTCAATAAAGTAGACCTTAAGAGCGTAAACGCTTTGCTGGCAAACAGCGGGGAGCGCTTCGACGAGTTAAGCGGCTATATTTCAGACTGTGACGGTGCAGCGGCAGATATGGCGGCTACAATGAACGACAATTTACAGGGAAAAGTTACGATACTGAAAAGCGGGCTAGAAGGCTTAGGAATCGCAGCTTATGAGAAATTCAAAACACCACTTACGAACGCGGTAGAAAATATAACGGAAGTTATCGGGCAGCTACAGACCGATTTAACGGACGGCAGCTTAAGTGGAGCATTGGAAAAGATTGCTACGGGCTTCGGAAATTTGGTAGAAAAAGCGGGCGAAATCGTGGCGGCAGTACTTCCGGCGTTGCTGGAAGGCTTAGGATGGATTGCAGATAACGGCGACGCGATAGTAAGCGTATTAGCCGGAATCGGTGCGGGGTTCGCAGCGTTTAAAGTGGCTTCGCTTATCCAGGGTGTAGTATCAGCGTTCCAGGCGTTCAAACTGGCAAACGAAGGCGCTACTATAGCACAATGGGCTATGAACGCAGCTATGAACGCTAACCCGATTGTTTTAATTGTGACGCTGGTAGCCGGGCTTGTGGCTGCTATTGTTACCTTTATTGCTACGAACGAGGACGCGCGGGCAGCTATCGCGAATGTGTGGGGAAAAATAAAAAATGCTATCGAAGTTGTGGTAACGGCAATCGTGGAATTTTTCACCCAGACGCTGCCGGATTCTTTCGCAAAGGTAATCGAATTTCTGGCGAATATTGTAGCAAAAATCGAAGCCGCCTTTAATGGCGTGGTTACATTCCTACAGCAGCTTCCTAGCAAAATCTGGAACGCTATTATAAGCACTGTAGACGCTATACGCGAGTGGGCGTTAGGACTTAGAACAGCAGCAGAAGAAGGAATAACCCAGCTTGTAACGAATGTCGTTACGTTCTTTTCGGAATTGCCGAACAAAATCGCTTACGTTATCGGTTTTTGTTTGGGCTATATTATAAAATTCGGAATTGATTTATACACCTGGGCTACGACGAAAATACCGGAATTTGTAAACAGTGTCGTAACATTCATGCAGCAGTTACCGGACAAAATCTGGAACGCTATTATAAGCGCAGTACAGAAGGTAGCGACCTGGGGCGAGAATATGAAGACCCAGGCGGTAACAAAAACGACCCAGCTTATAACAAACGTGGTTAGCTTCATGCAGCAGTTACCGGACAAAATCTGGAACGCTATTATAAGTGCGGTACAGAAAGTAACGACCTGGGGCGAACAAATGAGAAGCCGGGCGGTAACGGCAGCAACAAACTTATTGAATCAGACAATTACTACATTGTCGCAGTTACCGGGTAAGGTCTGGAACGCTATTATAGGCGCTGTACAGCAAGTCGTAAACTGGGGAACACAGTTAGCGGCAAAAGGAACGGGAGCAGCTAAGGGGCTGTATAACGCTGTGGTAAACGGTGTAAGCAGCTTGCCTAGCAAAATGGCGGAGATAGGAAGTAATATTGTTTCGGGAATCTGGAACGGAATAAGCAGCGGCTGGGACTGGCTGACCGGAAAGGTTAAGAGCCTGGCAAAAAGCTTATTAGACGGAGCAAAGGACGCTTTAGGTATTCATTCGCCGTCAAGATTGTTTAGGGATTTAGTAGGTAAGATGATACCGCAAGGTATCGGGGTAGGTATTACGGCAGAAATGCCAACGCTACAGAGTGACTTGAAAGAAGAATTACAGGGCATGACAACTAAGGTAGCGGCAGAGGTTAACCCGGTAACGGCGGTAAAGAATACGGCTAAAATTTCTACTATCGGCGGAGAGGTAAGCACAAAGCAAATTGCAAAGGATAGGGATATTACAGTTATTGTATATACCACAAATACAACGACCTTAGACAAAAAAGTAATTGCTAAGGAAGTGAAGAAAGAAGTAGTTAAGGGAATCACAAAAGACCAGAACGATAAGGATAAGACGAAAGGGGCGGCATAATGCGGGCAACATTCCACATTTTCTATAATGGCGAATCATGCAAGGACGTAGGGTTAAGCGTAATAAGCCGCCCTACTATCCCTGTACCGGAACGGGAGTACGACACTATTAAGGTGGAAGGACGCGACGGGGAGTTACACAGGGATAAGAAAACGTACAAAGATATAGAAATACCGATAAGCTTTAACTTTGTATCGAAGACACCGGACGTATGGGCGCAGGACTTACGGAAAGTAAAAAAGTGGCTGTACAGCGGGAAAGATAACAGGCTGATACTTAGCGACGACCCGGAGTATTACTATAAAGTCAAAAAGGCGGTAATGAGTGATACGGAAAGAACGGCGAAGCGCAAGGGGAAATTTGAAATTGTTTTCACTTGTGAAAGTTATATGTATCGGGTAGACGGACAGGACGAAAAAGAAATAGGGGAATACCTGTATAACCCCTACATGGAATCGCAGCCAGTATATAAGATATACGGCAACGGAGAAATAACCTTAGAAGTAAACGGAAACCAGGTAACGGCAGAAGTGACAGAGCAGCTAAACATAGACACGAAGTTAGAAATATGCTACAACGCAGCGAATGAGATTAGCAACGCGGCACTTACCGGGAAGTACGAAGGGCTTTACTTACAGGAAGGGGATAATAATTTTAAATATACAGAGGGCTTTAGCGTTGTGTTAGTCCCTAATTGGCGGGAATTATGATAGAGGTATATAGAAGTACTAATACAAATTACCAGAAGAACGGAGATATAACGCTTACGCCCTTAGAATGTATCTTTGAATGGGGGTTAGACGGAATCTGTCAGATAGAACTAACCCACGAATACGACGACCTGGGGCGCTGGGAATACCTGGTTAATGATAATGTTATAGCAGCACCTACGCCGTATTCAGATAAACAGCTATTCAGAATCTACAAAAGAGAAAAGAGCGACGACGAAGTAACAGTATACGCAAGGCATATATACTACGACAACTTAGGAAACTACCTGGTTGATGTACGCCCAACAAACAAAAACGGACAACAGGCGCTTGATATTATATTTAGCGGGACGAAGTTTACGCCCCACAGTGATATAACGACAGCGAATACGGCTTATTATGTACGGAAGAACATAGTAGAAGCAATAGCGGGCGACGACGAAAACAGCTTTATAAACCGCTGGGGCGGGGAACGGCTGTACGATAATTACGACGTATATATTATGCGACAGATTGGAAGCGACAAAGGCGTAAGAGCAGAGTTCGGGCATAATCTGGAAGCGATAGAAGAAAGCGTAAGCGACGAAGACGTAGTAACAAGAATTATTCCAGTAGCTTATAACGGGTATGTCCTGGAAGGGGCGGAACCGTGGGTAGACAGCCCCAAAATAGGAAGCTATGCAGAGGTAAAAGGCGCTGTAATAAACTTTGACGATATTAAGCTACAGGAAGATTGTAGCGAAGGGGAAACGGGCTACGCTAATTTAACAGCATTAAGGGCAGCGCTTGTAAAAGCCTGTAACGAGGAATATAAAAAAGGAATTGACGACCCTACGGTTAATTACACGGTTAATATGGTGGAATTGGCAAATACGGTAGAGTATGCGGAGTATAAGCAACTGGAAAGCGTAGAAGTAGGTGATACGATAACCTGTAGACACAAAGGAATAAAGATAGAGGTAAAAGCGCGCTGTATCCGTATCAAATGGAATTGTATAACAAAAGAAAACGAGGAAGTAGAGTTAGGGAACTTCTTAGAAAACTATTTTGATAAGACAAGCAGCAGCATACAGCGGGCGACAGCTTCTATAGAAGGAGCAAATAGCCAGGCTTTAGCAGCGAAGGAAGTAGCGGAAAAGGCAGCGAAAGAAGCAGCCAATGCCCAAGCAGCGGCAGAAACAGCCCAGGGAAAAGCGGAAGCAGCAGCCGGGACAGCCAGTACGAAGGCACAGGAAGCCCGGACAGCGGCGGAAGTGGCAAGTAACCAGGTATCTTTAGCGGCAGCCCAGGCGACAGCGGCTAAGGAATACGCGGCGGCAGCAGAAGCAGCAAAGACCGGAAGCGAAAAGGAAAAGAAAGCAGCCGGAGAATATGCAGCCCAGGCAGAAAGTAAGGCGAAGGAAGCCCAGGGAGCAGCCGAAGCGGCAACGACACAGGCAACGGCAGCCGGAGAACATGCAGACGCGGCAAAGAAAGAAGCCCAGGCAGCCCAGGGGAAAGCGGAAGCAGCCCAGGGAGCGGCAGAAAGCGCCCAAGGGAAAGCAGAAGCAGCCCAGGCGGCAGCAGAAAGCGCCCAGGGGAAAGCAGAAGCAGCCGAAGGTAAAGCTACCACAGCCAGGACGGCAGCGGAAACAGCCCAGGGAAAAGCGGCAACAGCAGCGGGGACGGCAGCCCAGGAAGCCCAGGCAGCCACCACAGCCAGAACAGCGGCAGAAACAGCCCAGGGAAAAGCCGAGACAGCCAGGGGAGCGGCGGAAACCGCGCAGACGGCGGCGGAGAACGCCAAGACCGCAGCAGCCACAGCCCAAGGAAAAGCAGAGACGGCAGCCAGTACGGCGGAAAAACAGGCACAGGCAGCAGTCAGCGCCAAGGCGGCGGCGGAAACAGCCCAGGGAAAAGCGGAAGCAGCAGCCGGGACAGCCAGTACGAAGGCACAGGAAGCCCAGGCAGCGGCGGAAGCGGCAGCAGCCGGGGGAGAAAATGCACAACACTATTATGAATTAACTAAGGAACTATACGACAATGCAAGCATACAGGCGGGACAAAGTAGCGAAGCCTGGTTAGACTTGTCTTATGTAAATAATTGCTATTTGAGCGAGTAAGGACGGTGCAAAGTGGTAGTAGGAAGGCTAGTATTTGACTTCGCCCGTCACAGCGTAGAAAAGACTATAAGGGTTAAACAGTTTGATAGTGAAACGCGAAACCTGTTAGTAGTGCTGCTGAATGACGGCGAACCTTACGAAATGCCGGAAGGGGCAATAGTAAGGATTGAGTGCAAGAAGTCCGACGGGGAAGAAATCTTAAACGATTGTACTTACGTCGAAAATCTGATAACAGCAGAGATTACCGAACAAATGACAGCCGCCGCCGGATATGCAGAGTGCGCTATAAGCGTCTACGAAAAGGAAAGCTATATAGCTTCCTGGACTTTTAATATAAAGGTAGATACGGCGGTAATCGTAGGCGATAAGATAGCCAGTACGATAGAGTACAAGGCAATCATAAACGCATTACAAGAAGTGGAAAAATCAAAAGATACCGTAGAAGAAGCGACTATTTTAGCTGCTACAGCTATGAGAACGGCAAACGATACTATAGGAATCGCGAACCAGGTTAAGGAAGAAGCGACGGCAGCGGCAGCAGCCAGCCAGGAAGCCGTAAAGGTAGCGACGGCAGCAGCAAAACAGGCGCAGAATTACAAAGGACTAATAGAGGACATTTATAACAATATTGATAAGCTTAACGATTTTGCGGAAGAAGCGTGGTTAGATAAATCATACTTAGGAAGCGGGTACTTAAGCGAAACAACGGAATAAGGAAGGCGGGAGATTATGCGGAATATGCCTAAAGTAATCGGAACAGGGAAAGACATTTATAACCTGTTAGGAATGGTACAGGCTGGCACACTGGAAGCGGCAGAGTTAAGGGAAGTGATTAACGGAATCGAAGAAGAAAAGTATATCTTTGTTCCGGTAGTCGAAATTTCAGAAGACAAAAGATACATTACTACTAACTATCTGGCAGAAGCGGAAAAGGGCGCTAAGGTATTGTGCGAAGGCAAGGAATACACAATTAAAAGCGTAGAGCATGTAGCGGTTGAGCAGCAGAGCCAGGAAGAAGACACGGGAGAAGCAAAAGAGGAAAAGAAGACGGTAATAGGAGTTAACGCCGACCTGGAAACAACAGCAGAAAAAGTAGGGGTAGAAAGCCCGGTAAATATCTTAGACACTTTGGGAATTACCCAGGGAGAATTAGACAGTATCAAAGGAGTGTTAGCAAGATATGAGTAGATTTTTAAGTAATGATTTTATTAACAAAGACCCGCGGGCAAAACTTACGGTTGCGAAAATGGCAAATATTGGCGACCTGGTAACACCTTCGGCGGAATATTTAACCGCTTCCGGGCTTACGTCACTTACGGTAACGGCTGGGTGTGTGGTTACGGTCGGAAGTACAGGAGTATTCAAAACGGACGCTACAGTACTTAGTACCGGAAACCTGGACGCTGGTAGTGCGTTTGTGGTGGGAAAAGATTATTATGTTTATATTTGTGACCCTGGCAGCGAAGACCTGGACGAAGTATACAAAATCAGCCTTAACAGTACATACCCGGACGGCTACAATGCAGAGACAAGCCGCAAAATCGGCGGCTTCCATTATGGAAGGGTAAGACAGGTAAGCAGTAAGCTTATTCCTATCAATACTGCCGGAGCGGAGAAAGGCAGCGGCTGGGAATCTAATGTAGCGTCCGGTATCGTTCCGCGTTCTGTATGGACGTTAAAGCACCGCCCGAAATGCAGCCCGGAAGGCATGGTATACGCTGGCGGCGGCTTGTGGGTGGATATTTACTTAGCGTCCAGCAACGGAGTAGGCGGCGTGAAATCAGCGTACAATGCAACACCGCTTACAGGAACGGAAGGACATAACAGCTATGACTTTATCGACCTGGGCTTAAAATCCGGTAAGCGCTTGTTATCTTATTCGGAATGGCAGCAAGCAGCATACGGCAGCCCACAGGGAGCAGACGGCAATAATACGAACGCCTGGGCGGCTACAACGAATACCGCCAGAACTACGACAGGTAAAGTAGTTAATGCGGTATCTGCTATCGGTTGCGTAGATTGCGTAGGTAATGTGTGGGAATGGCTGGACGAATTAAGCTACAGATACGACGGTACACAGTCCTGGAGTTGGAAGGACGTATTAGGCGCTGGAAACGGACAGGCATACACAGAAGGAACTTACGGACTTGTTCGCCTTGTCGCGGGCGGCAACTGGAACATCGGCGTTGCCGCTGGCTGCCGCGCTGTCAACTGTGGCGACTCCCCCTGGGGTGTCGGCGCGAGCCTTGGCGCGCGCTTCGGCTGTGACAGTCTGTAATCTGTTTTGTGCGGGCGAAAGCCCGCACACGCGGTAAAAATTTAAGGTAAATTTCCAGGATATAGGAAACAATGAGGAACGGCGACACAAAACAAAATAGCTGTGATATAATCGCGAATCAGAGAAAGGGCGATTATATGAAAAGCAATTTAGAGATACAAGAAAAACTGTACGATTTTATAAAGTACATATACCCAGTACTAAGACAATATCCGAAAAGTGAAAAGTTTTCACTACAGAAAGATACTAAAAATTGTATCATGGATATTTTACGATACATCATTAGAGCCGGGAAAAGCACGACGAAGAAAAAGCTTTTATACGACGCGGACGTAGAATTAGTGATTTTACGGTATTATATCAGAATCGCCTACGACCAGGAGTACATAAGCGGGCATACATACGGAGTAGCCGCGAAGAAATTAACGGAAATAGGAAAAATGTTAGGCGGCTTCATTAAATCAGTACAAAATTAAGAATATGGGCTATACGTTGCTTCGCCTTATCGCGGGCGGCAACTGGAACAACGGCGTTAACGCTGGCTGCCGCGCTGTCAACTGTAACAACTACCCCTGGAATGTCAACGCGAACATTGGCGCGCGCTTCGGCTGTGACTTATGGACTTTTCAGACTTAGCAAGCTACGGCTTACTAGCGAAGACTATTTTACATATAGTCAGAACGTATAGCCCGTCCTGGGACTACCAGGCAAACATAAAAAAGGACGCTTCCGGTTAGTAGCGAGAGCGAAGGGCGGAAGCGGAAACGGCAGAAGATGAAAAGAAGTAACATAGGAATAAAGGATATAGCGACCTTTGAAAATGCAGAAGACGCATACAGGAAGGCGCGAAAGTGCAAAAGATACAGGGAAGAAGTGCTAAGGTTCACGGATAACCTGGAAGAAGAATTATACGACCTGGTGGCAGACCTGGAAGCCGGAACATACCGACAAGGGGAAGCCCGGCGCTTTGTAGTGTATGAACCGAAGAAGCGGGACATATACGCGCTACCATTTAGGGACAGAGTAGCGCAGCACATGATAAACAATAAAATAGAACCGATTGTAGAAAGAAGGTTTTACTATCATAGCTACGCCTGCAGAACAGATAAGGGTATGCACAAAGCGGCAGATTACGCCCAGAAGTGCATAAGAAACCTATCTTTTGAAGGGGAACAGGTTTATATATTAAAAGCGGATATACACAAGTATTTCAACAGTGTAGACCACGAAGTACTAAAGCAAATATTAGGCGGGATTTTCAAAGATAAAGACATATTGAAGCTGCTTTGCTATATTATCGACAGCTACGGGGAAGACGGGCGCGGGCTTCCGGTGGGAAACCTATTAAGCCAGCTTTTCGCAAACCTGGTATTAAATGAATTAGATAACTTCGTAAAGCACGAATTGAAGGAAGATAAGTATAAACGCTACATGGATGATTTTGCAATAGCACACAATAGCCGGGAACACCTGGTAGAAGTGTTACAAAAGATAGACGCATTTTTAGGCGAGCGACTTAAGCTTACCTTAAATCCGAAAACGCAGATAATCAACGCTAAGAACGGCTTTGATTTTTGCGGGTATCGTATTTACAAAGATTACCGGAAGATAAGGAAGCGCAGCCCTAAGCATATAAGGGCAGTTATCAAAGCCTACAGAAGCGGAAAAATAACAAAAGAAAAATTGCTTATGAAATATGCAAGCTGGGAAGGACACGCGAAACACGCGGACACTTACAGGCTACGCATGAAGATTAAAGGGCAAATAGAAGCGGAAATTAAGAAAAAGGAGTTAATAGGAAATGGCAGTATTACGCCGGATAATTAACAGAATCAGAAGCCAGAGGGAAGAAGACGAAGTACAGGCTACGAATGTAGCACGTTACGACCTGGACGTAGTAGAGGTACAGAGCAGCATAATAGCAGACCTGGCAGAAGTAAATAGGCTGCTGCTGGAAGAATTAGAGAACTATAGGAGCATGGAAGACGAAGACAAGCAGTTACTAATGATGATAGAAGACATAAAAGAAGGTCGCGAAGACCTGGAACGGATGTTAGAGCCGTAGGAAGGAGTTAGTAAGGCTTGAGTAGTGAATTTTGGATAGGCTTACTTATTCAGTTAGTTGTGTACGGGGTGTCTATCGGCGCGATATACGGGACAATTAAGACCAGACTTAATTATATCGAAGCGAAATTAGACAAGCACAACAACGTAGTAGAAAGGGTGTACAAATTAGAAAAAGACCAGGCGGTACTTGATGAAAAACAGGAAGTAGCAAACCATAGAATCAAAGACCTGGAAGGCTTAAGCGCACAGTGAGAGCAAAGAAGCGGGAATTTAAGAAAAAGGTAGTTTTAAGCACTGGTTCAATATTTGTATGCACTTGCATAGTAGCCCTTATATTTTCATGGAACGAAAAGCCTACAGATGTATTTACTTACATAATTCCGACAGCCGGGGGCGTGTTCGGCGCTGCTGTAATATGGTATCTGAAAGCGGTACAGCTTGAAAATGGTATAAAAATACAGTTAGGTATGATAAAAAAACTTATCGACCTGGGCGAAGAAAATCCGGCGGAAGAAATCAAAGAAAGAACCATACAAAAGATGAAGGATAAAACAGAAGCACTTATAGACGAAGCGTTAGAGCCAACGGAAATACAGAACTTTTAGAGGTGCGAAGTATGGAGATTTTGAAAATGATTCTTGAAAACTGGTTAATTTTCGTAATTGTGGTTGTTTTACTGGGGCTTACCGTATATGCGGTATTGCGCTTTTTGAAACTCACACCACAGCAGCAGTTAGATAAAATTAGAATCGCGCTGCTGTACATGGTTACGGAAGCGGAAAAGGAGTTAAAGAGAAAGACCGGACAGGTAAAAAGGGCTATGGTGTGGGACTGGCTTGTAGAAAGATTCCCGATTATTACCCTGTTTATTACGGAAGAAAAATACGACGAACTGTTAGACGAAGCATTAGAGAAGTTTAAGAAAATGCTGGAATCAAACAGCAGCTTATACGACTATGTGTATAATACGGTTACGGTTTCGGATGAAGATACAGAAGACGACATTTTAAGAAAAATCACAGAGGGAGCATAAGAAACATGAAGATTTTACTTATTAGCGGACACGGAGCGGGCGACCCTGGCGCTGTATCACAGTTCGGAAAAGAAGCAGACGAGACTATTTACATGGTCGAGGAAATTAAGAAGACTTTGAGCGCATACGCCCAGGTGGATTTATACCCGACGGAAAGAAACGCATACAAAGACGCAAAAGCCGGAAAACTGGCGGTTGACTTCGGAAACTATGGTTATGTACTGGAAGTACATTTTAATTCCGGGGCAGCAGACCTTAAAGGAAACGGACGGACGACAGGTACGGAAATCTACGTTACTACAGCGGAAAAGACCGTAGGGGTAGAAACGAAGATTGTACAGAGTATCGCAGCCCTGGGCTTTAAGAACCGTGGAGTTAAGAGAACGAATTTTACAGTAATCTACAGAGCGAAGGCGGCGGGCGTATCTTCCGCGCTGCTGGAAGTGTGCTTTATCGACGATAAGGACGATATGAGCGCATACACAGCCAAAAAGACACAGATTGCAGCAGCCGTAGCTAACGCAATCGCTGTACAGTTCGGGTTAAAGAAAGGCAGCCAGGAAGCGGGAAACAGCCCAGCAGCAGCACCGAAAATTAAAGCCGGAAGCGTTGTTACGATTAAGAGCGGTGCGGTATATGGCGGCTTGTCTTCGACCAGAGGAAAAGCAGTCCCGGCGGCACAGTTGGGCGGCAAAAGACACACGGTAGACAAGGTACAGACAAATAAAGGAGTACAGGAAGCAAAGCTTAAGGAAATCAACAGTTGGGTAGCTGTAGCAAGCTTGACGGCTGTATAAGGGGGCTTCGATATGAATACAGAACAG